TAAAGACACAGTAAAGGAAAGGTTGGTGCAGGGGAAATGGAGAAAGATTTTGTAACACTTGGTAAGATAAACAAACTTTATGCATACGTAGTGGATTCTGCTTACACAGCAAAACTAGCTATTATCCAATCCATGGAACTAAACGACGATAGCGCATATAAAGTATCATTTGAAAAAGCAAAGGCATATAAAGACATTAAGAAATACATGGAAGAACTATTCAACGATATTTTATAATGATTGGTGCCCTCGAAAGTGAGGGTGGCGTTACGCCGGTGGATTATGCGCAGGTTGTAACTGGAAGCTTTACAAAACCATCGTCACTTCCGTCGTCTAGCTATAACCTTGGTTACGTTTTTAACCAGAACATGAAAACGATTAATTTGTACGGAAAGATTAGATTCCCTACTTCTCCTCCTACAAATCTTCCTGCTAATATCCAGCTTTTTAATTTGTCGGATATTCCTAGTTTTCCTACCTTTACCGGGACTAGCACTATTCACACCATATTAACGTGTAGATCCGGTTCTTCTTGGGCAACTGAATTGCTTGACGCTTCTAGAAATGGCACTTCTATTGCGTGCTCTGATGCTCTTAATCCGGCTATTGATATTTCACTTCAGTGCGTTATTAACTATAGTTTTTGGAATTAAATGTAGCCGCCGCTCATATGAGCGGCGGCTTTTTCATTACCACTTAGAATAAGAAAGGCAGCATTGAAAATAAAAGTTAAGAGTATTAGCGGTAATACTACCTGGCCCAATAATTTCGAGGCCATTTCTTTTAAATGTAGGCATTCCTATAGAATTAGCACCAGAAGAGTTATACAACTGATAGCATAAAGCATATACTACTGAAGTACTTGTAATATTAGGCATTTCTGCAACAGAACTAAGATCAAGTTTAACACTATCTACAGGAATAGAAACAGGTGCATAATTTATATAGCCATAAATAATAAGTTGTTTTAGATTAGGGTAATTAACATAAAACAAATTACTTTCATTTGGCGTTACAGTGCTAGTAAATGTAAGGTTGCCCGCGGTAGTATGCGCATAATCCACCGGCGTAACGCCACCCTCACTTTCGAGGGCACCAACGGCGTACATCACGGTACCAATTAGCCTCACAAATACAGGCGCACCCTTAGCAATCTGCCCATTTTTAAAGCTAGTGCCGCCCATATTAACCAGCGTACAAATCACACCATTAACCACATAAGCGAACGTAGTACTAAAAGTTTCCGGCATGATAAAATAAAAACTATTTCCACCGCTGCCACTGATTGTAATAGTAGTGCTGTTTAGCGTAGCCGTGTACTGAACAAACACGTCGTTTTTAACCAGATTAACCGTATTAGTAAGATCGGTTACATTCTGGTTAGTGCTGGAAAGCCCGCTTGTAAGCGTTATAATATCCGCACTGTTTCTATCAGACACTGCCTTGATTGCGCCAACTTCACTTTCTACCGCATCAGCTTTCTGGGAAGCGTTCTGAACACCCGTGTCAATTTTAGACATGTCCGAATTATAACCACCATCCAGATAACTAACAACGTCCCCGCCAGCGTATTGATTCAAACCAAGAAAAGGTGTAGCCATTATATACCTCCTTATTTGTGAACGGCGGTTTTGCCGTCCCAGTCAAAATTATATGCAGTCACCGCCAAAGTATCAAATTCTGTAGCAGTAATAGCAATCGTATCAAATTCAGTCGCAGTAAGCGCATTTGTTTTGCAGCACTTGTTAACAAGTTCAAAATACGCCTGTTCAACCGTAAGCATTTCGCCTGTAAATGCTGAACGAATCGTTTTTGTAAACAGGATATTCTTTGCGTTAAAATCAAACTTGCATGCTGTAAGTCTGTAGTTATCAAACTGTTCTGCCGTTATTCTAGCTCTATCAAACTCACCAGCCGTTATAGCTCCAATTCTAGCACAGTCGTAAAAATCTTGAATCAGTTCTTGTAGCGTAGTAACTTTATTTTGAAACATGTTCCAAACAGGCCAATCGCTTGACAGTTTATCAATGTAGTCATAAATCTTTTTAATTTCATTTTCAACCCATTGATGTTCAATCAAAATTTTATTGTCTGTATATGTTTTAAGAACATCTTCCAAGCCTTGAATCGAAGCAAGGATCCCATCAAGTCTAGCATTCAGCGCTTTAACTTCCTCATGAATTTTAACGTTGTCTGCCGCAATTTCATCAAGCCTGCCCTGAATATACTGAACATGATCTTTAACCACCTGAAACTGGTTATACAAATCAGTGCGTAGAGCATTAATTTGTTCGTCTGTATATGCGATAGCTTGATCTAGCCATTCACTTTGCTGATCTATAATTTCATTGACTTTTTCACAAAGGCCTCGAACCATTTCAAGGTAGCTAAGCGCGTCGTCATACACATACGGTTTAACAGGATAAAGTTTCAAAAGGGATCTAGAATCGCATACATCCGTTGTTAGCATTTATTCACCTCCCCTTAGTTCATCAGCATCATGAAGCAATTTTGAATCTTTTGATCTTCAATCACCTCCATGTCAATGTTGATGAATGAATCGCGGAACGAAACAATCAACGAACCGATATCACTTGCTTCATTCCCTTTGCGCGTATGTGTTGCATTTCGTTTATTATTCTGTTCGGTTTGGTTGTTCTGATTATTTTCAGTAAAATCAGCACTGGTTAGATATTTTCCGTTTTCGATATCAGACAAAGGCCCTTGCGGTGTATCGCTATAAAGATTTTTACCCTTTGCCAAATTATTTGAAGTTCCAGTAGCGTTCACTTCATCCAGAGTATTTTCAGTCATGTTAATTGGTGCGGTAGGGTCTATATTATAAAGCGTTGTTTTATAACGCTGATTGTAGTAAGGCATTATTTCGTTCATGGCAAGGTTCAAATAATAGCGGAACAACCCTGGTGTTTCCTGGCCTATTTCATACATTAAATAATGCTGAATTAATTTTTGATTAAGCGTTTCCCTGTATTCTTCTGACCAGATCGGATAATCTTTAAGGCCAAAGTCAAAGCCTTGATTAACAAGATCTTTAACCATAATTGTAAAATCAGCCAATTGTATCGTCCTCCCTGAAAATAGCTTTGGTTACTTCCGCGGCCATTTGTTCAACTTCAACGTTAAATTCTACCGTGAGATTCAGGCCAAAAAGCTTATTGGCTTTTTCAAGGGCATATTGCCGTTCCCTCAATGCAGTTTCGCGATATGCATTTGTAGCCCCTTGCGTTTGATTCGTTTCAGGGATATTAAGTCGTTCCGATTTTTCTGTATAGTTATTTGCGATCCCAAGGAAAATAAGCGCTTCATTCCAAAGGTTCTTTTTGTATTCCAAAAGTTCAGGGGCAATAAATGGAACTTTAAGATTAAGTACCTGTACTTGTTCTATGTCCAAATTTTCAAGGCCATAAATAATTGGTTCATTGCCAATATACTTTTGCATGACAGTTTTCATGCTTTTAATGGCAGCCTTTGGTGCTTTAACCAAAAGCGGATATTTTTGGAGATGAACGTTTGTATCCGCGCTTGCTTGTGCATCCCACAGCTTTTGTGCGTACATGCTTACTAGGGGGAAAGTGGAAGTACGCAATCTGTTATTATAGACAAGAACAGCATTTTGGCTTGACAGCCCAGAAAAGTTAACGCCATTATACATTATAGCACGCCAAGAAATTGGGTTGCCGTAATAATCAAGCCGCAAATCGTAGGCAAGTTGACCGTTCATAATCAAACCGGCGCCATCTTCACGAAAGATTGTTGCGGCCCCATAACCATTTAAGTTCAGTTCAAGCATTCGCGCATTCATGGTATCTGTAAAGCCGCCATATTTAAAACGGTTTACAGCAAGTTCATAAAGGATATTTCTGTACATTGCCCACGTAAAAGTGTTTTCTCTTGCTTGTTCTACAAATTCATTTTGCAACGGTGGATTTGCACATCTATCCAATTTCTCACCTCCTTTATACTATGCTGTTATCGAGTGTATAATTTGAAACGTCGTCCGTATGCCAGAAAGTAATTCCTTTATCAAAAATCGTTCTGATCTTGTTCAGTGCTCCAACTGGGATATTGCCTTGAAGATTTGCTCCAATCGTTTGCACATAATTCCAAGATTTGCGCCCAAAAAAGTTAGGAATCTTTACTTCATTTACCGTGTACCCATACATAGAAAGATAATCGTCAATTCGCTTTGCGTATCTTGCCGTAGGACACATTTGGTATAAAATGTAAGTATTAAGCCCCATAGCGATATTGATTGGTGCGGCAGCGGAATTTCCCTTTACGCTGTTTGGCTCCCGTAGCCTATCCGTGTGCTTTGCTACAGTATTAGCGACCTCTGAAGCTGCATTAAAAATGGTGCCCAGAGCGCTGCCCCATTGCGCTGTTGCCATTTGCGAAACTACCGTACCAGCCGTTGCAAGACCACCAGTAACAGCACGGGTTGCAATCGAGTTTTTATTCTGCCCAAGATACCGTTCATAAGCATTATAGCTATAAGAGCAAAGAGGCCAACCATCAATGTTCAAGGCTTCAAGATAATTTGAACTCCAGCCTTTATAATTGGAGGGTACCATTTTTGCGCCTGCATCAGGGCCAAAGCTGTTTACTACAGAAAAGTTTGCCGCAGGGTAGGTGCTGAAAAATTCCGGCATATATTGAGCCGTGGAACCGTTCATGTTATCAACAAGCAAATAATTAAATTCGCCCGTGAGCAGCTTTTTATTTTTAGGGGTGTATCCGTTAAGCGCGCCAGAGAAATTAAATGAGTGAGTAAATCCCCTAAGCTGTGCCGTTGTAATTCGGTCTCCCCAGCTATAGCCAGAGGGCAAAAACCTTTGCGGCATCATGGAGATAGATGTTACCATATCAATTTGACCAGTTTCGGTTAAGGTTTGCAGGTTTCTATTTACTTCATCAGGGTCATTATATGCAACGTATGCAGTCCCGCTATAACGGTTACATTGCATGCCGCCCCCAGCAAATTTTTTGCTGATCTGTGAAACGTCAAGGCTTACGGTCGAATCGCCAACAGACCCAGTAACATTTGATGTGGACGGTTCGCCCGTCCAAGAAAATCCTAGTAAAATGCATAGTGCTTCAAGTTCTTGTACGGCCTGAGATTTATTAATTACAAATTCGCCCGTTTCAAGATTTTCTGGAACTAGATTTTGAGCGATACTGTCATTATTTACATGCTCACGCTTCACAAAGCTTTCTTTTGTAACAAGCTGTTCCCACCACGTATTCAAAACGTCTTCATCATAATAGATAAATGCAGTTGAAATTCCGCCATATTTAACGGACGTTATAAAGTTGTAATACCATTTGCCGTTAGGATTTCTGTACACAAGATAGTTACAGTCTTTAACCTCCTCGAAAGGCCCATCCCAGCGAAGAGGCTCCCCCGGCTTAACTAATGTCGTTGATGTAAATGCAGGCACAGCAGCCCGAGCTACGAAATAGTTAAGTCGGGAGGCTTCGTCGGTGAAAAGGCGGGTATGGTCATAATCGTTTGTAAACGGTATACCTTTGCAAATATAGATTGTGCTATCTGCCACTATCATAATTTTACCGCCCTTTCATTTTATAAGTTACGCCTGGGGAACTGTAACCGTTGCGGTTCCAGTTTTGGTGTTATTCGCAACGCTGGTTGCAGTTACGGTGAGGCTGGCAGCAGTTTCATCCGCGCCCACAGTCAAAATACCGTCCGCATCAATTTTAGTGTTGGTGCTTGCCCCACCAGTCACGCTCCAAGTCACCAGCTTTTCCACAAGCCCGGTTCCTTCAACGGTTGCGGTAAAGGTAGCCTGTGCGCCCTTTGCTACGGTATCGGTGGCAGGGTCAACGGTCACAGAAGTGACAGTAGGGGCAGTCTTAACAAAGGCAACCGCATTGTTAAACGGCGACACAGCCATAATGCGCCAGTAATGCGCCCAGTAGTTCCAGTACAGCCCCTGGGCATTCATATCGCGAGTGAATTTTTCCAGCGCGTCATAGCACTGATAAAAATCTTCGTCAATCAGAATAGCCTGAACATCATTCATAGGGTCGGTCGGGTCATTCGGATTGCCAAAATGATCGACCACAATCTTTCTATACTGGAATTGCTGGTACTCGAGGTTGAATGCGGCGGCCAAAGCCATAACGTCAACGTATGCATCAGCTTCACCAGTAATTAGCAAAATCTGATCGGTGCGCGGGGTCTGCGTCAAAACGCCCAGCGCGTTATACTGGCAGGAAAGGAACGTCAAGTTAGTAGACATGGCGCGCACAGCAACCAAGAATTCTTTGGCGGCATCAGGGGTATTAATTTCAGGAATTACGCGAGTAGCCAGCATACCATTTCGGCCATACTGGTTAATCAGTTCTTTCATGGTGAGATATTCGTCGTTTTCCGCGCCGGTATACATAGCATTAAACACACCAGCAATAAAGTTCGACAGATCGCCCCAGCTGAAGAACGCCGCCCGCAAGTCGTCGTCCGAAATAGTCTGCTTGTAAAATACGCGATAATCACGCTTATAGAAACGCGCAATCACATCAGGAATTTCACGCTTCATCCACTCGGTTTCGGCAACGGCTGGGTCGAACTGGTGAGCTTTGGCAATGTTGACAAACAAATGTTCCACAGTATCGCCAAACTCCAACCGGCCCTTTTTCAGCATACGCAAAGGGTTAGTAAACATGTGGTACTCAATCCACACACGCCCAATCACGTTTACCAAAGTGTCAACAAAGGTGTTTTTGGTAGGCTCATAGTTCATAACGCCAGAGCCAAATTCTTTAATGTTATCCTGCGTGGCCTGTGGAACGCGATTCTGAAAATCGTTGCCGCACTCCTGCCGGACATAGTTCATCATTTTGACAATGTCACTAGTCGGCTTCTTTACACTCAATACTTTCTGCATTATAACCTCACTTCCTCAAAAATATCTTCCCGGCGAATTTCTTCTTTCACATCCTCAAAGTCATCCCCATCTTCCACATCCTCACGGGTTTCTTCAAGGGCTTTTGCCGGTGTCAAAATTCGATCAATGTATTTTTCTTTCAAATCCTTAAACTGCCTGCCCTGTTCTTCATAGCGATTTTTCAAATCGTCAAAGTCTGCATATTCATCGCGCACAGACCGTTCAAATTCAACCAGACGTTCAACGCCATCAGGAGGAATGTTATAATCCTCCATAAACTTACTATAAAATTCCCTACTATCCATATATTACACCTCCTTTACAGTAAACTCAATAGAAAGATTAGTTAAAAGTTTAGAAAGTGTTTCTTTATCTCCGTCGCTCATTTTTCCAGTTTCGATTGTGTAAAAGTACCTCTTAACCTTTCCAAAGTTATTTAATCCATTTTCAAGTATGATCGGATAAAAATCTTTAAATTGCCGGTTCATATCGACCCTGCCATTGATTCCATTTAATTTTCCACCACTGGTATATTGCCTAATGTCACATTTTGGGAGATTTGAATCTTGGGTTGAAGTATAGTTAGCTTGCCAGAATGTATATCGTTTTGCAAGATCGGGCCCATTAATACAATTTTTATAGTAGTTCGTGTTACAATAAAAGCCTGCAAAGTAGCGTTCTCTTTCAAGGTAATCGCTGCAATATGCAATTAGGCGAGAAAGAGCAGATTTTCCAAGAGCGGCGTGTTTTGGTTCTTCCCAATCAGTGTAAACAGGTAGTTCAAATTGTTTTCCAGCCAGCGAGTGCAAAAAACTTTGCATTTCAGCCTCACAGCCTACTTCATCTACCGCATACAAATACCAATAGGCACCAACTTCAAAGCCGTATTTTTTAGCTTCCGAATAGTTTCGTTCGGAGTATGGGTCAAACTGGTTGGGAAATTTAAGAGCGTTTCCATATCCAAGACGGATAATAACGCCAGTTATGCCTTCCGCTTTCAGCTTTGCATAATCAATTGTGCCTTGATATTTGGATACATCAACAATGAGCTTTGTCATTCTGCTTTCTCCTTTTTCTCACCGTGCTGCAATTGTTCTAAAGCATCAACCATTTTCTGAGGGAAAGGCACTCCGCAACGCGCTGCATTTTCCAAAAGGCTTAAGCCCTCGTTAGAGATATAAAATCCAACCACCACAGATCGCAATACACCGGAAGCGCCAATCGCAACGTCAAGAATATTTGCAAGCGCCACAATAGACAAGATCAGAAGCTTTTTTGCGAGCCCCTTAAATCCAGTTTCGGACGAAAGCGTTTTTGAGAACCACGCCGCAATTACGCCTGTGATATAATCAAGCACAATCGCGCCAAGCATTGCATACAGCCAAGCATCAGGGGCACCAAAAGCCCAAGTCAAAATACCAGCACAAGCCCCGCCGGAAACATTAATAATCGTTCTTACTTGCTCCATTTTGTTCACCTCCTTTTCTCGATCATACTATTAATGTATGCGATTGTCAATCTAAAAGTTCAAATTTTTCCGAGTTTGTGCAAAGCAGCATAAATTGCTATCATAGCATCAGCGTTTTCATCACCGCTGGGTGGAGGGTCTGGAGGCGGTTCATCACCGGCATAAATGGTTTCATAGGTTCCTACCGCATTTGGTATTCCCGTATAGCCGCTTGGGTCAATCCAGTTCCCTGCCCCTTCTTGACTTTTCAGGGCAACATGCACATGAGGACCTGTGACGTTTCCAGTAGCGCCCATAATACCAAGTACGTCACCATTACTTACCGTCATACCGGTATTAACCGATTTGCTTTCCATGTGTGCATAATACATGATCTGCCCGTTTGCCATTTTTACGCTTACATAAATTCCAAAGCTTTCATTGGCTCCTGTACCCCAGCCTGCATGCTGCACGATTCCAGGTGATATGCACCTAATCGTTTTATCGGGACTAAGCACATAGTCAATGCCGTGATGTTCCCCACCGCTTGGGTAGGTGGGGAACCCGGCTGTAACTCTTGTGGTTGGGTTTGTAGTTAGATATGTTTTGTATCTCATTACTTTTTACCAAGCTGCGTTACTGCCATAATCCATGCAGCCTGCATATTCGTTTTACGCATAGCAAGCAATTTAATCTGTTCATCTTTCGGCAAGTCTTTAATAAGTTCTACAAACTTTTCTTCCCGCCGTTTATAGATGGTATAGCAAATCAAAATTACCAGACAAGTAATGATAATAAACCACAATACACCGGTCAAAATAAGCATTTCCATTTTCATACCTCTTTCTTCATTTGTTCATCAGCAAGACCGGACGTTTTACAAAGGCTTAGTGCAAACCAGATTCCTATAGCTCCAAGCCCCCCTCCAGCGAATCCGCACAGCATTGATACTAAAATAATAGTGCCCAATTTAATCAAGTCCTTTCAATATAGTTTTTTAATTAAAGCGTACAATTCGGTTTTAACCTTGATACTTGTAAACCTTAATGCTCCCAGTTCAAATGCCTGCATAATCATTTTAAGCTTGTAGTTTTTATTGATATTCTTCAAAAGCATTAAATTTTCGTTATGATCTACGTCGCTAAAACAATACACATGCGGGTATGTTTTATCGTAGCTGTCACTTAAATATACACGCCCTATTTTATAGTTCATATACACCCCGTATTTTTTGCCACCCCATACAATTGTACAAATATAATCGACTGGAGCTTCAATTCCACCGATAAAACTATCACTATCAAGCAGGTATTTATTTTCGATACTGTATTCTGCGTATTCAGTGCCAGCCGTCATTTTACCAAAACGAGTTTCTTTCTTTTTCGCAATATAAGAATTGCTTTCAACTTCTTCAAGCAACATATCATTTTTTACAACTACATTTCTACCTTTGGGCAAATACAATTCCCATGCTACAAAATATGGATTCTGCTTTGTAATTGCGTTTGCAATAAAAAATGCTATTACGTTATCCCTCATTCTGGCAATCGTTTCGTAAAAATCCAAAAATTTATTCGGTTCGTTCTTTAAATATCCCGGTTTCTTTTCAGTTAGAAATTCATCAAAGCCTATTAATGTAACCAGCGGATAACTTGCGGATTTATAATCCGCTGCCCGGCTCAAACTCATAGCATATCCTGCAAGTTCGCCATTTATAAAGTAACAGTTGCCATTGCATTTTACTTCAGTGTCGGCTGGTATTTTAGTTGAATCGCGCAACACGCTCGAAAACGTAGTTTCTTTTACTTGATCTAGTTCTGATTCGTAACGTCTTAAGTAAATAAATTCTTCGCCGTATTTTAAGAATCTGCTTATGGCTCGTTCCCACCAACCGAACGTCTTGCCGACTCCTCGTCCACCAATTACGAAATTGAACAATGCATTATAACTTAACGTTTTATTTATATCATACCATATCTGCTTCATGGTTTAATCTCCAAGACAAAGCATAGAGCGTTTATAGCAGGGTGTTCAATCCTTAATGGCCCGGCGCTTTTTACGGCTGAACCTCCGTAGCTCATTACTATATTTTAACATCCCTATGCCTTGTAACTATACTATATCATATCTTAATGGTAAAGTCAACATCTTCCAGTAAAATTCCTCCTGAATAATGTTTAGGCTGTAATTTTCCTTCACAAACTAATCCCGGATAAAAGTTGTCAAATGTTACAGGCACAAATGTGCGGTTCTCTTTTTCTACAGTTGTATCTTTAACGGCTTTATATTTACAGTCATTTGGCATTCCAGCTACTGTTATGTTCAGCTTTCCGCCTATTTCTTCCATATAGCACTTTTGACGCAAAAATCTTGCCTTGTCTGCGTGATTCTCATGCGCCCAGTATCCTAATTCTAGATCGTCAATTTCCATAAACTTTTTACAATCGTTTAAAGGCAGCGTTGTATGTATACTATCCGTATCGCTATAGATATACATATCTTTTCCATATTTTTCAATACTGTAACTTTTTATTTTCTGGCTGGTTCGTATTGTTTTATCTCTAGCATAGCTTGTAATAAAAATTCCCATCGGCAAGTATAGTCCTTTGCGAGTTTCTTGTGGGCCAAGTACATATTTAATGCTTCCATCTTCTGCTAATGTCGGATACTTTCCGCGTACTTTAGGATTGAGCGCAAACTTTCCGTACAAACAATTTAGCATAAGCTTTGCAATTTGCTTTAATGGTTTGTTGCCGTCTTTTCCTGCTTGTATTTTTCTACTCATCCATTTATCTATATAATCTTTAAAAAATCCTTTTGCCGCTTTAAACTTAAAGCCATCCAAATATTCAACGGCGTATAAATTATAATGCTCTTTTATCAATTCAAAATCAACATTTGTTACGTTCAGTTCTACTTGTTCTCCATCACTATCTTCAAGGTATTCCGTTTCACAAAATCTCATGGTATGTTTTAACTGTATTGTGGGTATTTTACCATCTTTTAATTCAAACACGCATTTCATGCGCTGAATATATAATGGATAGCGCTTGTCACTTTCATATTCCCCAGTAAAATAAACACCGTCACCATATGGCAACAAACAATTATACATAACAGATGGATATAAGCTATTCACATCAAATATTTCTACATTCGTTTGATTTTTTCCGCGATGAATTGGGTTAAGATAGGTAAACCCGCCTTTATAAGCTTTACGAATTTGTTCATCATAAAGTGGTTCGGGAAATGTTTTTTCAAATTGCTTCTTACCAAAAATGTTTTTAAAATCATTTAAAGCATTGCTGCCCTGTGTCATTTTGGTTAAATTTTCATCAAATAAGTGTGATAATGCAATCGAAACAATTTGTACATCATTTTTAATGTATGCTTTTTCTTCGTCTGTTAATTTATGCCCAACCGGTCTATATTCTTTATAATCAATTTCGCCCTTTAAAATTTCAAGGTTAAATGCGGTAGCAATATCTCTTACAGACATTGTTAAAAGTTTAAGCGAATCCAGGATAGATACTTTTTCACCGCTTTCAAAATAAATATCCATACTATAAAACTGGCCCTTATCCGACATTAAAATGTTAAATTCGCCCGGCTGCAATCGTTTTTTATCTTTAAAATGTTTATAACCGTGCTTAAAAAGCCATGATATTATAAATTCACCATCAAACTTTAAATTATGAAAATAAACAGTAGAAAATTCTTCACCCTTTATTAGATCAAGAAATTCCTCCATTGTGGTTCCATAATAAATATTATCTTCGTTTCGTATTTGACAGATCGCAAAGGCCCATATTCTTAAATCACTTTTATCTGTGGTTGTTTCAAAGTCTGCTACCCATTTCATAGCCCATGACCTTCAAGCGCTTCAAGGATATATTCTCCCTTTGCCTCTGCTTCCTCATAACTATAAATAAAATCGAGAAACAAATCGTCTTCTGTTTGGCCCCAGTTAAAAAGCTGCCTACCACTTACATTTTTTACCTTATTATAAATACTATCAAAATATTGCGGTATATATCGTTGCACTGATTTTAACCAATTATTTTTATAAATTTCAGATAAGGCTTCTTCACGCGCCCTATTTGGACCAGCACTTGCTCTTACTTGATATGCTAAATCTTTCTCGCTCAATGGTTTTTCAAACTTTATAGGCATTAAATTTGATTCCTGCATTACACGCGTTTGTTCTGGCTGAATTCCTTTGCTACGAATTTCTCTTACTCTTCGCACATTTTCACGGCGTACATTTTCTTTTAACTGTGTTTCGACATATTTTACAGTATAGGCTTTTCCAACTCGCGTTACTTTTTGCTGGCTTGGCTCTTTCAATCTTTCAAGTTCATTTAAGCGTCTTGCAACTTCACGATCATTTACAAGCCTGCGAGTTCCTTTATAGGTATCAAATAAAATGTCTGCTCTTGTTGCTTTCTTTAACGTTTGATTTAAAGGTAAATCTGGATAGCGATTATAAATCTCATTCACCCGTCGGTTGTATCTACGTACAATCGTATCGAGTTCGCGCGTTGTCATATTGCGCACTTGCGCCGCTGTATATGCCATACTTCACCGCCTTGTTAATATTGCGGCCCCGGAGCTTTTCCGGGGCCGCTCTTTCTTATTCGGTAACTTCTTTCAGCACAAACATTCTGCCGTTCTTGACTTCTTTTTGACAGACTTCAACTTCAATGGCAGGCTCCCAAGTGGGGGAGCCATGAAAAGCTACAAGCCGCTCAATGCTCTGAATGATACCAGCGGAGGAAGAATTGTAGCTAACGCCATCCGGGTCAATCGCAATGTAGCGCTTCATACGTTTAAGTTCGCCGGTTTCCTTGTCGATAGTTTCAACGATATCAACGTACAAATCCTTGATCTTAATCGTTCGACCAAGCATTGCGGACATTGCTTTGTCCGGGGAGTTCGCAATGTTAAAAATTTTGCTTGCCGCCTTAGGGTCACTCATATCACCGCTATAAGCAAACTTAGGCTGCGCGGAAGCGGAAAAGGAAAGCTCAAATTCATCTTCAGTCGGAATAGTCAAGCTCATTTCATCCATCATTAGTACACCTCGCTATTAGCTTTAAAAGCTTCAACGGTCATACGACGATTCTCACAGGTGGTTTCAACGCTATCAACCACAACAAAAAACTTGCTCTTGATCTGCAAAGCAGCACGGGCCTGTTTTGCATCCTTTAGACCGGGAAGCACAATAGTTTCGGCGGGATTCGCGTAACCATCCGCATTCATAGTGTGGTACAGTACAGTAGTTTCTTTAAAAGCGCGCGTTACAAATTTTGCCATTTTTCATTTACCTCTTTCTTAAAATATATTTATTATTCGTCTTGCGACGCATAACCTAGATAGATAACAGTTTCGTATTTTTTGGCCAAATACTTCTTAACTGGTTTATCAAGCATACTATCACTCATTTCATCTGTGCTGCCTATGTAATAAACGTGCTTCCCTTTATAGATGCGAACACGTTTTCCCCATGCATTCAGTAACATAAGCACGTCATATACATCCATGGCGTATGTTCTCCCTTTCAGTTTGTTTTCGTTAGCTTCTATTATAAGTATACTAAAGTGTTAAAAATTTCAAAAGGGGTAGGTTAGACTTAGAACGGGATTGCATATTTTACAAAGTATTTGTCAAGAATGTTAATCATTTGCGCTGCTATGTGCGGCTGGATAATGTTTAGATTCATATAAATAATGATACAGTTTGAAAGAGTATCGTAATTATATCGGCTTGGGTCGTCAAGAAACTTTCTGAGTTGCGCTAAAAAATATCTGTAGGCACGTTTACGATTGATGTACATTTTTATTCATCCAACCTTTCCTTTACTGTGTCTTTATTATACACATTATTTACTGATTTGTATTTGCATTTTCGGTCATGAAATTTGCACTGTCGCACATTTCAATAATTACAATTAATTTCCATTTAGTATACGAAATATGTACAGTTTTGGATTGTCTGTAACTAAAATATGTACAGTTGGGTGCGCAGAATTCGAGAGCGCGTGGATTGAACGCGAAGAGAATCGGTCGGCGTCAGGATTGCGATGGGGGAGAATTTGCATGTCAAAATATTTCTATACGGT